ATAAAATAATTCTAAAAAGCAAACATTTTAATAACTTATATTTTAAAGAGAATGGACAAACTACCTATTTACCGATTCATAGTTACAGAAGATGATGATGCGCAATTAGAAGCAATTGCATTTGTTGATTCTCCTGCAATTGAAATGAACTGGCAAGCATTCAATTTGCAAGTTAATATAATAGTTTGTAAATCGTGTGGTCATTCTTGGGATATTGCAGATGGTGGCGACAATCCTTATATGTGTAATATTTGCCAAACTGATAACACGCAAGCGAGTGAGAACGCACAAATAGACAAAAAAAGTTTTTTTAAGTTTAGTGCTGACACCGAAAAACGTATAATATCTGGTCCATTAATGGTTGCAGATTTACCTATTTATCGCAGAACAGAAGATGAGGAATATTATGGTGTATTTCAAAAAGAAGACATTTATAATTTAAGAAACAAATTCTTTAAGCAAGGTAAATCAAATCTTGTAAATGAGATGCACGACAGTAATAAAATGATTGATGGTGTGTATATGATTGAATCATTTTTAATTGACGAAGAACGTGGAATATTAGCACCAAAAGGATATAACTTAACAGATGGTTCATGGTTCGGTTCTTACAAGATAGATAACGATGAAGTTTGGAATGACTTTATAAAAAGTGGTGAATTTAAAGGTTTTTCAGTTGAAGGAATATTTAACACAGTTAAGATAGACGAAAAGCCACAAAATATAATAGAACAAATAATAGAAATAATAAAAAATACAAATGACTAAAACTAAATTATCGCCAAAAGAAGCATTAATGCAAATTGGCAATTTATTGAAAATGGAATTTACTAAAACAGAAAAGTTTGCAAGTGCAAAATTAGTAAATGGAACTGAAGTAATGTGGGATGGCGATTTAGCTGAAGGAACTGCTATTATGGTAGTTGATGCTGATGGTAATCAAATGCCTGCCCCTGATGCTATTCATGAATTAGAAGATGGCACAGAGATTTACACGACAGGTGGATTAGTAACTAAAATTGAACCTGCATCTGAAGAAATGGCTGCTACTCCTGACATGAGTAAAATGGAAGAACGTATGGCTGCTTGTGAAGCTAAGATGAGTGCAATGGAAACTAAAATGAATGAAATGTTTACTTCAATGGAAGGTAAATACTCGGCAGTTGTTGAAAGTAACACAAACAAATTTGCAGAAATCAGCAAAATAGTAGAAGAAATTGCAGCAGAACCAATCGCACCAGTAGAAGCACCAAAGAACTCAACATTCAGTAAAAAAGCAGTAGCTATGACTGCAGTTGAACGTATAGCAGCATTTAAAAAATTATCAAATAAATAACTAAAAATAAAAACTAAACAAAATGGCATTTAACGTAACAGCCTTATCGGCATACACTAAAACCAACGAAAATGTATTATTACATCGTTCGTTCTTCGAACCTAAAACTGCATCAAGAATGCAAATCTTAACAGGAGTAAAATCTACGATTCAAGTTCCTGCATTAACTGACTCTTTAATTTGGCAAAATGGTGATGCTTGTGGTTTCACAGCAAGTGGTGACACAACTATTTCTGCTCGTGTATTAACAGTAGGTAGAATCAAAGTAAACAAAGAATGGTGTATTAATGATTTAGAAACTAAATACACTCAATTATTGTTATCACCAGGTTCTAACTACGATGCTTTACCAGGCGGAATTGATGCAGCATTCGTAGAAACTATTTTAGGTACTACTAAAGAAAACGTAGAAACTGCAATTTGGCAAGGTGATACTACAAGTGGTAACTCACAATTAAAGCAATTTGATGGTTTAGTAAAGATTATCAACGCAGCAAGTGGAACAATCCAAGCAAACGCAACAGCATTTATTGCAACTGCGGTAACTGCAATCACAGCAGCTAACATTATCTCGGTAGTACAAGCAATCTATCAAGCAATACCAGTAGAGATACTTGATAAGCCTGATTTGAATGTTTACATGGGTGTAGGTAACTTTAGATTATACCAAACTGCTTTAACTAACGCAAATCTTTTCAATTTCATTCCTACTGATAATGCTTTAGGACAAATGAAAATTCATGGTACAAACGTGAATATCATTTCAACTCCTGGATTAACAGGAACTAACGCAATCTATGCATTAAGAGATAGCAACATGTTCTTAGGAGTAGATTTAGAAAATGAACAAGAAGAGTTCAAGTTTTGGTACTCAATGGATTTTGATGTAGTTCGTTTTAAATACAGAACTAAACTTGGTGTTCAAGTATCACAAGTTCAAGAAATCGTTAAATTCACAATTTAATTCACAAAAGGGTAGTAGCTAATAGTTGCTACCCTTTTTAAAACCCAATTTAAAATCATGGCATGCGCAATAGTAGCAGGATATGCACTTGACTGTAAGGATACAGTTGGTGGAATAAAAAATTTATACATAACAGAACAAGCTAATATAACTGCGGTTACAGAAAATGCGAGTGGTTATGTAACAGCAATAACAAAGTCAGCAGGAAAGAAATATTTTCTTTATGCATTAGAACCACGTGGCGCAAATAGTACAACTAATAACATCAATACTGATCCTAAAATTGGAACAGTAGGTTATGAGCAAACTATCGCAGCTACGTTCTTGAAAATGGCTTATGACACACAATTCAAACTACAGCAAATTATCAAAAACAGAACTTCGATAATTGTTGAAATGAAATCAGGTCAATTCTTTATTTTCGGTTCTGCATTCGGAATGGAATGTACTGGCGGAACTGGAACATCAGGTGCTGCGCTAAATGAATTCAATGGATATTCATTGACTTTTGCAGGAATGGAGAAAGTATTCGCACAAGAGGTTGACCCTGCAATTATAGCAGCATTATTAGTTTAAAATTTTTCATTGTTTTCATAGCAAAAAGCCAATCGATTAAGTTCGGTTGGTTTTTTTGTTTTAGCAAACTTTTTAATTATTTATATTTATAGTTAGTGATAAGATTTTACAAAAATAGCACGAATAATGTAATAGTAACTTTAACTGAAAATTCAACAGTTGTAAATCCTATTTATTTGTTTATGTTTACCAACCAAACTTCAAATGTTCCTTATTATTTCATCTCCACAGACAGTAGTAACTACAAAACTCGTTATAATAAGTTTTCCATAAAAGAAAAAACAAGTGCAAACACATTAAATGGCGAAGTTACCTTAGGTTTAAATGGATTTTATAACTATAAAGTGTATCAAACATCACTTTCTAATTTAAGTGGGCTTACAACAGCAGCAGATGCAATTCCTTTTATCACTAAAACAGTTGAAATTGGTGTTGTAGATGTTGTAAAAGATGCACAAATCAATACAGAATACGATGTTCAAGATGAAACAAACATAATTTACCAACCATAACACATGGCATATACAGATAAGACAATAAAAATCGGATTTTCTAATGATAAAGTTCCAGTATTTGTGGAACAAAAGTCAAAAGTATGGGTAAAATATGGTGAAGAAAACAACTATCCTCAATACCTTGTATTACTTTTTAATAGAAGTGCAAAGCATAACGCAATAGTAACAAGCAAACAACTATATATTAGCGGTAAAGGTTGGCAATTTGACCAATCAGAAATGCAAGGTGAAGAGATAATTGCACTACAAGCGTTTATTGACAATCCTAACCAGTACGAAACACTAAACGACTTAGCTAAAAAGACTATTTTAGACAATGAATTATTTGGTGGTTGTTATATTAAGGTAGTAGGTACAAAAGGAAAGAAAGGACAAGAACTTTACCATATTGATTATTGCACAGTTCGTAGTAATGAAGACAATTCGGAGTTCTATATTAGCGATGAATGGATAGATGAAAGTGGAAACGAAAATACATCACCATTGTTTACTACTTTGCGTGCTTATGATCCTAATCAAAAACAAGCGGAATCAATTTACTATTATAAGAGTTATAGACCAAATTTAAATACTTATACTTTACCTGATTACATTGGTGCCGTTCCTGCAATTATTACAGATGCAGAAGTAGCGAATTATCATAGAGCAGAAATACAAAATAGTTTCAAAGGTTCTAAAATGATTACTTTTGTAAATGGTATTCCTTCAGATGATGAAATGAAAGCTACTGAACGCAAGTTAAAGAGTAAATTCACATCAACAGACAGCGCAGGTTCAATAGTTGTAGACTTTGCAGATGACAAGGACAGAGTAGCAATAATAAACGATTTAAGCGCAGGAGATTTCGCAGATAAATACACAGCATTAAACGATACAATACAACAGGAAATTTTTGTTGGGCATAAAGTTACTTCACCGATGATTTTTGGTGTCAGGGTAGAAGGTCAATTAGGTGGTCGTGCAGAAATGATAGATGCTTTTAACCTATTTACAAATACATACGTAGCACCAAGACAAGAAGTTCAAGAACAAATATTTAATATTTTCGCACCGATAAAAGGTAAGTTAAAGATTAAACAACTTGAACCTATTATGCCAAGTTTTACAGAACAAACACTAACACAAATTTTAACAAAAGATGAGTTACGTGAGATTATTGGAAGAAAACCATTAGAACCTACACAAGTAGTTCAAGCAGTACAACCAACACTTGCAAAGTTTAGCAAGCAAGTAAAGGATTTAATAGATTACGAAACATTTTCTAAATATGGTGAAAGTGTAGAAAATTTTCAACTTGTAAAAACTAAAAAAGTAATGTTTGGCAAAGAAGATTTTATATCTAAAATTGAACAAGGTATACTTGACTTAATTAAAAAAACACCTGATATAAAAGTTGATGCATTAGCAGAAATAATGAAGTTGGATATATCAAAAGTAAACGATGCAATTGAAACATTAATCGGACAAGGATTAATTGACAAGAATTTACAGATAACTACTAAAGGAGAGAACAAAAACATTCCAACTTTTAGTGAATTA